GGTAATGGATTCTATTAATGCTAGTAACGATAGGGTAGCAGTGCATCAAGCATTGAAACATCTTATTGTTGCTGGTAATAGTCTTATCTTTATGGGTAAGGAAGGGTTAAAGAACTTCCCACTCAATCGTTACGTTGTTGAGCGTGATGGTAACGGTAACGTCCTTGAGATTGTTACTAAAGAATTGATTGACCGTAAGCTTATCGATGGAGAACTACCTGAACGGAAACCTAATGAACCCGGTGCAGGTGGTGGTCTCAATGGTAAGACTGGCGTTGTCGATAATGATGTTGAGGTTTATACTCATATCAAACTAGATAAAAAGAATGGTCGTTGGGTCTGGCATCAAGAGGCAGAAGGTAAGATGATACCTAACTCTCGAAGCACAGCACCTAAGAATGCATCACCTTGGTTAGTACTTCGTTTCAATAACTTTGATGGCGAAGCATATGGTCGTGGTAGAGTAGAGGAGTTCCTTGGTGATCTTAAGTCACTGGAAGCACTCTCTCAGGCACTAGTAGAAGGCTCTGCAGCGGCTGCTAAAGTCGTCTTCCTTGTCTCACCATCTAGCACCACGAAACCACAGACTATAGCCCAAGCTGGTAACGGAGCTATTGTACAAGGACGACCAGAAGATGTTAGTGTGATTCAAGTTGGTAAGACTGCTGACTTTAGTACCGCTTATCAAATGGCAACAACACTTGGACAGCGTATCTCTGATGCCTTCATGGTGTTAAATGTTAGACAGTCTGAGCGTACTACAGCTGAAGAGGTTCGTCTTACTCAGCTAGAACTTGAACAACAACTCGGTGGTCTCTTCAGTCTATTAACTGTTGAGTTCCTTAGACCCTATCTTGATAGAACTTTGATGGTTCTACAACGCAGTGGTCAGTTACCTAAACTACCTAAAGGTGTTGTCAGTCCTACTATTGTAGCAGGTGTCAATGCATTAGGACGAGGCTCTGACCGTGAGTCATTGATTCAATTTATCACAACGATTGCTCAGACCATGGGTCCAGAAGCAATCATGAAACACATCAACCCTGATGAGTACATCAAGCGTCTAGCAACTGCACAAGGTATCGATGTTCTTAACCTAGTTAAGAGTATGCAAGAGGTACAGCAACAGTCTCAACAAGACTTGCAGATGCAACAACAGATGGAACTCACCAAACAAGCAGGTCAGTTTGCCAGCTCTCCCATGGCTGACCCAAGTAAAAACCCACAAGTAATGGAGATGATGAATGGATCAGGCGAAACCCCGGACGAGGAAGCGTAAAGCTATCACTCCTCCGCCTGAAGTAATTACAGAAACTCATGAGGTAGAGCATCCTCCTGAGGATAAGCCAGTTCTTGAAGTAACTGAAGCTAAAGAAAACAAGTATGCTCCCAAGCCTAAGGTGGCTAAACCTATGCTTGGACGTTCCCCCAACTACGTTGAAACTGTTGGACTAGGTAAACTTAAAGTAATCCACGCGAATGGCACAACTGACGTATGATCCCACCCCTGCTGATCAGCCTGAATTTTCAGAGGCTGAACAGGAAGCTATCCAGGTTGGCGAAGAAGCCATAGCCGAGCAGCAAAAGATGCTGGCTGGTAAGTTTGAAGATGCAGAAGCATTGGAGAAAGCTTACATTGAACTACAAAAGAAACTAGGAACCAATGAAACTGAAGAAACAAATGAAGTGCGGGAAGAAGACGCACCAAGGGACAACGAAGAAGAAGTAGAAGTTAGCCCTGCTAAGCAAGCTGTACTAGATGCATCTACTGAGTACTATAGTAATGACGGTCAGCTATCTGAAGAAACTATGTCCAAGCTAACTGCTATGGATAGTAAAGAATTAGTAGCTGCCTACCTAGAAGCTCAACAAAATCAACCAGCACAAGAGAGTGCTGAAATCTCTGACGCTGACACCAATGCTATCCAACAGATTGCAGGCGGTGAAAAAGGTTACGGAGAACTAATGCAATGGGCTGGTGAAAACTTGCCTGAACCTGTTGTCGCTGGCTTTGATAGCCTAGTAGATGCAGGTAATCCCATTGCTATTCAACTTGCTGTACGAGGTCTCATGGCTGAATATGAATCACAGAATGGAATGGAAGGTGAACTGCTAACAGGTAAACCTGCTCCATCCCAACAAGATGTATTCCGTAGTCAAGCAGAAGTGGTGAAGGCTATGTCTGACCCACGCTATGACCGTGACCCCGCATATAGACAAGATGTCTTTAACAAACTTGATCGCTCTAACCTAAACTATTGATGACTGTTACCACCAACGATCGCGGACAACAAAACCTCTTTGCTAAAGAACCACCAATGGAGATTATTGAAGTGAACGAAACACATGACAAAG